GAAAACCCGCAATTTGCTCAGGAAATCGATCTAGCAGCTCGTGAGAGTTCAGCGCGAACCCTTGACGCGCTGAACGACGCGCCAGCTGGGGTTTGGCAGAAACATGCTTGGAAATTGGAACGTGTTCATGGTCTCAATCCGAAAACCGAAGTGGCCGTGGAGAACACGCACAAGCTAGAAGTCTCTAGCGGCGTGTGTTCTCAGCTGGCCGAGGCTTGGCAAGCATTCGAATCCCAGATTGAGCGGAAATCGGCTGGCTTGAAACGGCAAGCGACGACCAAGCCCCTCCCTTCGGGACAGGTTCAGGATCAGCTACCCTGAACCGGCAGCCCCCCCCACCCTGCGCGAGTCGCGCGCCGTGGGGCCGGGGAGGGGGGGGGAGCCCCCATTCGCTATACGTAGGGGGTGTTTTTAAATGAGCGACAAACAAAAAGGCATCATCTCAGATCAGACCGCCCACGGCACGCCGGGGTGGTTCGCCCGCGAAGTTCTCGGCTTCACCCCCTACGAGTGGCAGGACAAGGTGATGTGGGATGTCGCGACTGGCTCCCGCCCTGTCACCCTCCGGGCAGCCAACGGGTCCGGCAAGACACAGGGCATCGCTACGGTCCTCCTGCTGTGGCACTGCGCCGTCTTTCCCAAGTCTCAGGTGGTGACCACTGCCGGCGTCTACCGACAAGTCAAGGAGCAGCTGTGGGGCAACATCCACTCCCACGCCGACCGGCTGGGCAAGGGGTGGAAGCTGAACGAGACCAACCTCACCGCCCCCAACGGATCGAAGGCCATTGGCTTCTCGACCGACGACCCCCACAAGTTTGAGGGCTGGCATAACGAGCACTTGCTCCTGATCCTCGACGAGGCCAAGTCCATCCCGGACGAAATCTGGCAGGCTGTCCAGCGGTGTAACGCCCCGGACCTCCGCATCCTGATCATGTCCTCCACTGGCAAAGCGGAGGGCTTCTTCGCCGATTCCTTCCATGGTAAGCGGGAATTCTTCAGTCAGCACACCGTCACCGCTCACGACTGCCCCCACCTGTCCGACGAGTGGATTCAGGGCCAACTGGACTACTGGGGCGAGGACCACTGGTTTGTTCAGTCCATGATCTATTCCAAGTTCCGGGAGGTTGGTGTCACCGACTTCGTGGTGGCTCCGTCCCGCTGGGCCAACTGTGCGGACAACCCGCCGGAACCGGAGTTCGGGATCAAGACAGCTTTCATCGACTGGGCAGCTGGTGGTGACGAGAACGTGATCGCCATCGTCAACGGCAATGTGGTGACCGATGTGATTGCTTGGACAGAGGCGGACACGATGTCCGCAGCCAACAAGGCCGCCGGCCTGCTGGTCCAGAAGCAGGTCCCCGTGACCCGAATCTTCGCTGACGACGGCGGACTGGGTCATCCCATCAACGATGCACTAGCTGCCAACGGGTTCCCTGTCCGGCGCATCCTGAACAACTGGAAGGCCAGCCAGCCCGAGTATTACCAGAACCTCGGCAGTGAGCTGTGGCACCAAGCGTCCCGCCAGATCGAGCAGCGTGAGGTGGTTCTCCCGGATGACGACATCACCATGAAGCAGGCGACCAGCCGGAAGTCCGTGGTATCCTCCGCCAACAAGATGGGGCTGGAGCGCAAGGAGGACATGAAGGCTCGTGGCCTCACCAGCCCGGACAGGGCGGACGCTGTCCTGTCTGCAATTGCAGTTGCAAAGATGTTCCCCCCGACTTACGCTGATGACGTTCAATGGAATGCCGACGACGACGAAGACGGCGTGGGTGCAGACGAATACGAAAACCAACTCTCAGGTGCATTTGCTGGTTTATGAAAACTATCCGTTCCTTCTTCTTGGTCTCTGTCTTTGCGATCTTGTTTACTGGCTGTGCAGTCGGGAAATACGAACAGGAGGCCGGGCTCCGTGTCTACTGGGACGCCGTCAACCCGACGAACGCCGTCGGGGTCGAATACAAGTTCGATTCAAAAAGCGGGAAAGTCACTTCCATCCTCCTATCCGCTACGAATGCGACGGAGGTGACCTTGATGGACACGAGCCTTTTGTCTGCGAAATCTGCGGTCAGCAAATCTGAGGTGGCAAAGATTGCCGGGACAAGGGAGGGAATGCTGGATAACAACGCCGGGGTGACCGGCGAGGGGATTGCGACGAAGCAGGAATTGGACGGCGTGGTGCGGAGTGTGTCATCGGTCATCAAGGAGTTGGCCGACCTGAAGAACTCTATCCCCGGACTGAATGCTCCTAGTCCGGACACCCCGCCCGACGAATGAGCAGCCGCTTCCCACACCCGTCCCTCCGCACGCAATACTATGAATATGGGTTGCAGGCGGATGACTCCTACTGGATGTCCAGCCCGAATGACCGGGCCCCCATCTGTAACGGGGCTGGCGCGGCTGACGGAATTAAGGTTCCGGTAACCATGTGGGGATGCAATGTTCGCGAAGCCTTCGACATTCACGATTGGGACTATGAACGCGGCGGTGGATCCGCTGATCGTCTGCTCGCCGACAACCGTATGCTGCTTAACATTCATGCTCTACTTGAAGCCCGCACAACCCGCACCCCCGGCCTCCGATTCCTCTTGCTCTTTATCCGGGGCATCCGCGCTAATACCTACTATCGGGCTGTCCGGGACTTTGGTCGCGCTGCCTTCTCACACAAATGACACCCACGACTGAACCCAACACACAGATGACGGACGTCCCCGAGAAGATCAGGGACATCATGGACGGAGCGCAGGCTTGCCTGTCCGAGCGAGCCCAGTGGGAGGAACGCCAAGCCACGTGGTATAAGCTCCGCCACTCCGGGCTGAAGCGACCCTCCGCCCCATGGCCCGGCGCGGCCGACATCAACTGGCCGTTGGTGGACATGCTGATCGAGAAGCTCAAGCCCCTGTTCGTCCAGCAGACTTTTGCCAATGAGCTGGTGGCCAACTTCTACGCCCTGAAGAAAGACCTCCAAGACTTCTCCACCGCCGCCGGACAGTGGTTCGACTACAAGCTGCGGCAGGATTCCAACTTCGAGGACGAGATCGTGTCCATCGCCGACTACATGCTGATGGGCGGCAAAGGCATCGCCAAGGTCCGCTGGGACATGCTGAAGGGCCAAGTGGCGTTCGACTCCGTGGACCCGATGATGATCCTTGTCCCGTCCGGGACGGTGAAGCTGGAGGACGCGGACTGGGTGGTGCAGGTCCACCAGCTGTCCCGAGCCGCTTACAAGCGGAACAAGTCCTACGACCAGAACCTCCTGCCCTACATCCAAGAGGGCAACGCCGAGGAAGAAGCCCGTCTCCGGGACAGCGAGAAAATCGAACGGGAGGGGATCACCCACTCCGGACAGCCCGAGACGATCATTGTGTGGGAGTGCCATGTCCGGACAGACGACAACCGCATCGAGGTCTTCAGCTTCTCCCCCGGCTGTCCTACCAAGTTTGTCCGGCAGCCCATGATCAAACCCCACGGAGCAAAGCAATGCGCGTTCGTGGAGTTCAACGCCGAGATCAAGGACAAGGGCTACTACGCCAGTCGGGGAATCCCGGAGCGCGTGGCTTCTATGCAGATGTCCATGTCAAAGCTTTGGAACGAGAAGCTGGACGCCACCACGGTGTTCAATCGCCCCATCTTCACGGCAGATTCACCCACCGTGAATGTGGGCAACGTCCGGATGCGTCCCGGTGAGATTCTCCCCCACAACATTCGGAAGGTGGACATGGGTTCCCCGCCGGTCAGCTGGGATCAGGAGATCAACACAACGCGCCTCACGGCCGAGCAGCTCATAGGTATTCCGGACGCTGGCCTGTCCCAGCTCCAACGCTCCGAACGCCGGACAGCGTCGGAGGTCAACCTGATCGGCAGCATTATGACGCAGGTCACGGACCTCCGCTCCCGCGTGTTCCGCCTCGCGCTCGCGCAGGCGTTTCGTAAAGCTTGGGTGATCCTGACCGCCGAGAAGAAGCGGGACTTGTCGTTCTTCTACCAGAACGAGCTGTTGAACCTGCCGCCGGCCGCGCTCACGGAATACTGGAAGATCGAGCCACTGGCGTCTGCCGACAACCTGAACTCCCAGTTCGTCTACCGGAAGAAGGTGGAGCGGTTCCAGCTGTTGCAGGGCAACCCGGACGTCAACCAACGGAACCTGACCCGCGACTTGATCGCAGCTGGCGATCCGCAGGACGTCAAGTTCCTGCTCATGGACAATGACACCCAGTCCGCCGAGCAGTCCGAGGATCAAGCTGGAGAGATTGCCCGGATGATCATCGGCTTCCCGTCTCAGGTGAAACCCACGGACAACGACGCCATCCACCTGTCCATTCTCAAAGGCTTCGTGGATCGGCGGATCCAGACCGGCGAGGGCGTCCCCGCAGAGCTGGCTGGCCTGCTGGCGAACCACGCCAACCTGCATTTCCGTCAGCTTCAGAAGAAGGACCCGCAGACAGCGGAGGCCCTGCTGGCTGAACTGGAACCCATGATCCAAATGCTGGGACAGATTGTCGGACAGGCTCAGGCGGCGGCTCAGGCCGCCCAACTTGAGGCTGGACAGAATGCTCCGGCTCTGCCTAATTAAGCTCGTGCGTAGGTTGTGGCAGCTTTGGAAAGCATTGTGGCGGACGTCCCGCCTCATGGATAATTTGGAATGGACCGAGGGCGACCGGGCCGGACTGGTGGAATTCTTCACCACTGGCACTGGTCGCAAACTCGAAGCTGCGTTGAACACGCATGTTGCCATCGAGAGCCAACGGGTGGTTCTCAACGGCAACGACAAATTTGAGGCTGGCACGGTGGCTGGTATGAAGCTACTGTTGGTCCAGATTCAACAACTGACACAGGCCGGCGTCGCGCCACAAGAGGACGAGCAATGATACAAGCAGAACCCGTAGTTGATGCAGTCGAGCACAGGCTGGGTGAGAGCCCTTCGGATGAAGTCGCTCTCCTTACCAAGATGGCCCAAGCAGCCGATCAGGGACTTGATCCCCATTCGGTCCTGACCGAAGCCGAGAAGAACTTGGTGGTCCAGCCAACCGTCAAACAGCAGCCTCCCGACGGTGAGGCAGTTCCTGAACAACAGGGCGAAGCATCGGGCTCCGCAGAAGCGGAGAGCTCTGGAACTGAATCCACCCCCGAGGGTGAGCAGCAACCAGCGCAGCAGACCGAACAGCAGACGCCGGCCCCTTCCCCCGAAAGCCAGCAGGCCCCACCCGATGGTGAGAAGCCACTGACTCGAAAGGAGAAGAAGGCCCAAGCCTTGGAAAAGAGTTGGCAGAACGCCGACCGTCGTCACAAGGAAGCTGCCGACCGTGAAACCCAACTGGACCAGCGGGCGCAGCAACTTGAACAGTTAGCGGCGACGCTCAACCAGCGGGCCCAAGAGCTGGACCGGGTGGCCCCGGACGATCCGATGCCGAAGTATTCTCCGGACGAGATCGCCACCACTCTGGCCGAGTTCTTGGACGAGGGAGACCTCGATTCCGCGAAGCAGCTGGCATCCACGCTGGCTGGCAAGGCGAATGCCAACAAGGCGATGCGGGACGAGGGACCAAACTCCCCGCAGTTCCAGCAAGCCTACGAGGCCAACCGGGTTAAGCTGATCCGCGAGAACGCGGACCTGAATGACCCACAGTCTGATTTGTTCAAAGAGTCCACAGCCCTGATGACGGGCGACTGGGCTCCCCTCCTGCAAGCGCATCCCGGTGGCATCACCGCCGCCGTGGAGGTTGCCAAGCTCCGATTAGCGGCGGCTTCAGTTCCACAGCTCGAAGCGGAAGTAGAGCGTTTGGAAACTGAACTTGCTGAACTCAAAAAGAACACGCAGTTGGACCCGACCGGACAGGTGTCCCGTGAAGCTGCTCCGCCTCAGAGAAATCTGACGCCTGAGCAGGAGATCGAGATACTCCTTCGACAGGCCCGGCAGCAAGAACGAGTTTAGCGCAACCTAAATTTGAAGCATTATGGCAGCAACATTGACTGATACTGGCGGCACGCCCGGCGGCGGCGTTAATCCGATTTCCTTTGGATCGGGAACAAGCACGGAGACCAGCTCGGGTCTCAACCACACTCATATCCCAGCGGTGTTCAACCGCAACTTCCTGAAGCATGCGGTCGACAACCTCGTTCTCGCCGACATCGCCGAGAAGTTTGACCTCCCGCAGCACGCGGGCACGCAGACCATGCGGTTCTTCCGTCGGTCCGAAGCCAACGTGGACAATGTGCGTTCCCTCACCGAGGGCACGCCGTTGACCACGCACACCCTCGCGACGATCAACAAGGTCGAGGTCAGCCTCTCGCAATACGGGGACCTGACCAAGATCACGGACACCCGCCTGCTGACGGACCTGATCCGCCAGCTTGAGCTGGAGACGGCCCGCATGGGTGAGGAAGCCGCCCTGCACTTGGACACCCTGATCCGGGACACTGCCTACACGGCCTACGACGTCTCCGGACAGACTGGCCAGCAGGTCAACGTCGCCGCCGGCTCTGATTTGGTGGCGCGTCACCTCGACCAAGCGGCGACGATCCTCCACGAGAATCGCGCCCCGACGTTCGAGGGCGGGCACTACATCGGTGTCCTGTCCCCGCGTCAGGCGTATGACATCCGTGGCGACGCCAACTGGTTGGACATCGGCAAGTATCAGTCCGGGGAGAAAATCTACCGGGGTGAGATCGGCAAGCTGTTCAACGTCAAGGTCGTCGTGGCGACCAACCCGAAGGAAGTCACCGACCCCGACTTCGACTACGACGTCATTGTCGACGCTGGCGAAACCGGCACCTTCGAGGTGGGCTGGGTCTTCGGCAAGGAGTGCATCGGCACCATCAAGATGGCCGGCACCCCCGGCCCGATGGCTCCGCAGCTGGTCATCAACAACAAGGCCGACAAGACCGACCCGCTCAATCAGTATGCGATGGTCGGCTGGAAAGCCTACTACGCCGCCAAGGTTCTCAACGAGAAATTCGGCGTGATGATCCGCTCCCAGAAGGCTACCTTCTAATTGGTAGTAAGGGTATGAGACGGGGTGGGGGCTTCAGCCCCCGCCCCACTTCCCCGAGGACATCATGGGCGCAGACATCCAACGCGGTCACACCTACTCGAATGGAGATACGGTCAACGAGACCAATCTCCATGCGCTGGTCGATGACGCCACCATCAAGAGCGGAGCGGTCACCAACGACAAGTTGGGGGCCCTTTCTGTTTCTGCTGGCAAGCTTCAGTCCGACGCGGTCGAGACCGCCAAGATCGCTGCCGACGCTGTCACGGGCGACAAGATCGCCGACGACGCGGTTGACTCCGAGCACATCGCTGCCGGGGCCATCGATCTGGAACATCTGTCCGACGCTGTCCGGCCCACCAATTACGACTTCGCACCGGCGACGCCCTATGCCGCCGGCACCAAGGGACTGGTCCCAGCCCCCTCGGCTGGTGAACAGAACGCCCTGCTTCGCGGCGATGGAACGTGGCAAGACGCCACTGTCGAAGCAACCGCAGCCGTGACTGCCAGCCCCATCATCGCCTTTCACAATCACCTCCAATTCTCATAAGCTATGGCAGTAAACACGACCCCCATCTTTGTTAAGACTCCGCGTTCCGAAAACGCGCAAATCCCCAACGGGTCCGGCACCACCCCGGTTGATTTGATCACCGGTGTGG